CGCGGGGGACATGGCGACCTATAATAAATAGGCGTCTTAACCTCAAACACAGTGAAGGATATCTGACGATGAAAGCTCGTACCCGTTCCCGTATAGGTGAATACCTAGAAGGAGTAGAAATTAAATATGGCCAACGCGGCTATAGGAAAGTTCTACTTTCACAGGAACACTGCGAGGATGTCATAGGCAATTATATGGGTAATAACCCATTTTGGCTTGACAAACTCGAACGTGAACCAAATGTGATGAACGGATCTATCGGAGATGCCTGGTGGAATAGAATTTCCTTCCAGAATTATCCGGTTGAGCTTCAACCCTTCGTCGTCCACGTCCCTTTCTCGGATTCTCAATTTCGAGATCCGACAAACGCTATTGGAAGTAGTCACCCCGGTTCATCCGCGGTTTCTGTTCCCAATTTTCTGTTTGAGTTAAAGGACGTGCCCGGCATGTTGCAAACCGCAGCTCGCAGGGCCATAGACCTACATAAGTATTGGAAAGTGAAGGGTTGGACTGTGTCCCACTCTGCACTCGCCTCCTACTATAGTAGGAAACGCCTAGGCGAAGACTGGTTAAATTACCACTTCGGCTGGCGTCCCTTCTTTTCGGACCTCAAGGATATTATAATGCTTGATGGCTTCATTCAGAAGCGTAAAAAGCTTTATAAGTCCATTCGAGGTTCGGAACTAAGGACTATGGGTACATTGGGTAGTGCCACTGATTCACGTACCGAAGAAGTTCCACTGAATTCACTTACAGTTGGACTCTCCGCTACTCAACAGAGAACCACGACAACACGTCGTTGGTTCGCTGCTCAGTGGTCCGTCGACCCAATAAGATTTTCGGTCGTTCTCACTGGTAAACAAGAAGAGTTCCTTCGAGACGCCTTAGGTGTCGGGACTGACCTTCCACTTCAAATGTGGGATGCCATGCCCTGGACCTGGTTACTCGATTGGTTCTCCAATGTAGACTCATTACTTTCCTTAGCTGGCAACCGTCAAGGTGTCAAGTTTAAGGACGCAGTAATTATGTCTGAAACTACCACTGAGATTGTGCTTACTCCAATTAACCCTTACACCTCATGGTTAAGTGTTAGTGTTGGCAAGCACAAGCGCACAACGAAACAACGTTGGCGCTTCGAACCGACCTTCCTACGAAATGACACCGGAATAGAAATATTCGGGCCGTCACAACTGGCGACTCTAGCATCCCTATCGGTAACGAGGGGTCGTTAGATGTTCGTTCTTTTTAACCAAGAAAGGAATAAGCCTTATGGCTTTCGCAGATCCACTGACCGTTTCGATCGGCAACACCGACAAACAACTTGTTCGTGTTGATTCCGGTCGTGGTGCTTCTGAGTATCGGCTCGTCGAGCCTACTCAGTCGTTCCAGATGTTTATCCGTTCGCAAGAACTGAAAATCGAAAAGGATGGTCGCCGTAAGTATCGGCATAACATCTCTCTTCGACAGACCGTTTTCGCGACCGGCACAGAGCCCGAGATCACTCGCGACTGTAGCGTTTCTTTGATTCGCTACGCTAGCGACGATATCGCGGCCATCAACGGCGTTTTCGCCGGTGTTGGTGCTCTCTGTACGATGGCTACTGCTGCGAAGCTTAACAACTTCGAAAGCTAACCATCAACATCTTCGGTCGAGGCATCTTCCACTTAGTGGTAAAATACCATTATGACCTCTAATCCAAAAAGGAATAGAAATGGATACTGCAAACCTTATCTCTAGTCTCTTGAATATCTTTCGCGGTCTGATTATAGACGTTGAGGATATTCTCGAATTAGAACGAGGGTCACTTCACAGCGACTTTGAAAAGGTCGCCTTGTCCGTAAAATCTAGGGGTCTAGGAGTATTTCTCCTAGACTTTCCTTCAATTTGCAGTGGGCTGGAAGCCTCACTGGAAATTGGCAACTGGGACGATATGCTTGGATTACCATTCTTTAAAAAGTCTGGCCCGACCATATTTCGTTCCCTGTATGCAAAGATTTTTACGGATGTGGGTGTGATTCTGGATGAACCAGATGCTGAATCGATCCGGTGCCTTCGTCAACTTTTTAAGTTTGCGAAGAAGTACAGGATAGATGCCCCGAAAGATGCTGTTACGGAGAAATACCGTGAATTTGCAAATATCGAGGAACAGCTCTATCAACCTGTTTTGTCTTGGGGCTCTGACGACCTTAGGTGCATTAGTGGTTATCCCACTCTTGTTGACCTGGGTCTCAGGGTCCGTCGCTCTACAGGCTGCCTCGGTGGAAGTGAGTCTGACCCAAATGCGAATGGCCTCCTTGGAGCGCTCGACGCAATTCAGTCAGTCTGTGACGGTTTCACCCGACACCTCACATTCAACGAGGATTGGTTCACGCCAAAACACGGACCAGGAGCCGTCTCGGAAAGGTTTGAGCGCTCAAAATTTGAGTTCCCAACCTGGCCGTACCGGCTTGAACTACGATTCCCTTTCGACAAGTACGGACTGATTAACCATCAGATCTGGCCCGGCAAGCATCCGCTTGACGAGTCAGTTCCGTGCAAGTTGATTGGAGTTCCTAAGGACTATCGTGGTCCGAGGCTTATTGCTTCGGAGCCAATCTGCAGCCAATTTGTGCAGCAAGGAATCATGAATGTTTTACGTGAAAACGTAAAGCGTTCTCCCTTGCGGCATTCAATTGACTTCAGGTCCCAGGAACCTTCAAGGGACTTAGTTCTACGTGCCTCGCAGACGAGAGAGCTTTCGACTATAGATCTCTCGTCGGCATCTGACCGTCTTTCCTGCGCTGTCGTTGAGTGTGTCTTTAGAAGGAAATTCTCCTTCTTAGAGATACTTAACGCAGCCAGGACCCCGGATGTATTATTTCCGGACGGTAAGATTGTGCGGATGAAGAAATTCGCCGCACAAGGCGCCGCCTTTACCTTTCCAGTGCAGAGCATAGTTTACACTCTTATCTGTATGGGTGTCATAAAACACCTTACAGGAGAGTCTAGGCTTTCTGTACTGGCTAGGCAGGTCCGCGTGTATGGGGATGATATGATAGTCCCCACACGCTATTTCTCTACTATCTGTGAGGTTCTTGAAATCCTCCAACTCAAAGTTAATCGCAAAAAGTCGTTTTCAAACGGCTTCTTTCGCGAGTCTTGCGGGATGGATGGATTTCGCGGCCAGGATATAACTCCTGCGTCCGTACTCACAGTTTTCAATAGTAGAGATCCCAACACTCTAGTGTCTACCGTGGAGTGTAGCAATAACCTTTTTCTTAAGGGTTTTGTTCACGCTTCACGGCATCTGCTAGACACTATCCCACGCAAGCTGCGTAAGCAGATTGCGTTTAAGAGTGTTGGATCAACCGTATTCGGGATTATTTCCGGTTCTCGTAATAGAGACCTGAAATGTAGGTGGAATGAATATCTCCACCGCACGGAACTCCAGTGCCTTACAGTCGAAAGTAAGGTCACCAAATCCGTTCCCGACGGGCACGACCATCTTCATCAGTGGTTCATTCAAGAACCTGCCCCGGACGTAGTCTGGGTACCTGGTGAAGTCACTCGTGTGAGGGCACGTTACCGCCCTCGTTGGGTGTCTGTAGAAAACTTCTACAT